CTACCAGAAAACCCTGCGCTGAGTTGTTGCCCGGCTCGACCCATTTGAGTTGTCGATAACACATTATCACACTCAAGATCGCGGTGAAGAACCTCTGCAACAGTTTTACCGATGTCATTAGTCTCAACGAGAATATACGCATTGTTATAAGCTTTAGCATAACGTGCAACTATCTCCGGGTAGAATGATGAAACTACAGTATTGCTTCTATATTTTGCCACCAATCGATATGGCACCTGAGAAACGTCAATTATTGTAAATGCAGAATAGTCTAACCCAACACCGTGACTTGTATCAACTATGACAGCATATGTGTGCTTTTGCTCAGGTTTTTGGTACATACTAATACCCCAACCATCTTTCGACACATCTTTAAATGCCATAGACCTAAGCTTGACGCCAGAGACTAGAGTTAGGGTACTGCCTAGAAATTCAGTTTCAAATTCTTGCTTGAATTGTTCTTCGCTTGTGTTACGAATAGTTTGTTCACGCCACTTATCATCACGACCTGGAGTATCTCTCCAGTGAACTTCAATCGGCACATATTCGCTTCGTTTTTCAGTTGCATCAACCCACATCTTGTAATAATGATTTAAGCCATTGGGTGTAGAAACAACTATGATCTTAGAAGTTTTACCGGAGCTGATTGTCGGGTAAACTGACGCAAAGAATTCTTCTGCAATGCTATGTGGTACGAATGCGAACTCGTCAAGAAAGATTAGATTAAATGATCCGCCTCGGATTGCACTGGCTGACGTAGAAGATGCAAGAATCTTTGAACCATTTTCAACTTCAATATTACCCTTATTCCAAATAACTACACCTTGCTGAATCCACTTTGGTAGATATTCATATGCAAGCTGAATTTTTGCAAGCATGTCTCTTGCAAGACTACCTTTGTTAGCAAGAATGGCAATACTCTGATTATCTTGAAATAATAAAGTCCAAAGAATAAACCCAGTTACAACTGTAGACTTACCTGACTGACGAGGCATTTTACATATTGAAAATCGATTGTCTTTAAATGTTTTTACCATCTTGCGCTGATAAGGGTATAGATTAAAATTAATCAGACCCTTATCGACGTTAACAATCTTCATGTAATTATTAATAAAGTATTCTGGATCTTTGGCGCACTTATGATATTCACGGACTTGCTCTTCCGTATAATTGATTTTTACGCCTGATCTTTTTAGAGATGGGTTACCAAGATAGTTTTCAGACATCAGATGATTCACCATCAATTATATTTGGTCTGCCGTTTATGATAGCTTGCAGATCAGCTGTGCTACCAATGAATACTGCATTGTTTACAACAGTTGGGTTATTTGCAGCGTGATCGCTACCCCTAATATCTTTTACTTTCTTTTGAAGATCGATTAAGTCTTTGCTCACATCAGAGATAGTTTTTATTAGCTGACCAACTACTTCATAAGCTCTGGGTTGATCACTACTTTCAGCGAGTGACAATAGACTTTCAAGCGCCTTTTTACCCTGACCTATAACTTCTTTTAGATTGCCGCGCGCCTCGTTATAGTCAGTATCAAGAGGGTCAGTTTCTTCTACGATCTTTTCGATCTTAGCGGGTAGTTGTTCCTCTTGCACTTCTGGAAGATCAAGTGCATTTCTCAGCCCATCATGTAGACCACTCATATTAAGTATCCTGTCCTGTCTCTGGATTATATCTCACACCACTTGGGTAAAAGAATGTATTAGGTGCATACTTCCATGCACTATTTGCAGATATCAAATTATAATTGATTGATGATGCACTATTTGTCGTACCGACACCATTAGCCAATAGCCCGGGTTGAATAGTAACTCTAGACGTAGTTAGCGATCTATCAATCTCTTCGTCAGTTATATCAACCGTTATACCATATATTGTATTTGCTTTTAGCCCAGTATCCATCGAATGAAAATTGAGAATTGTGCGCTTGATGATACCATCGTTTGTCGGTTCTCTGACAGGGCCGAAGAACCAACATTTCATAGTAAAATTATATGTGTAAACTAATGCTCTGCGATTTTCATAATCGCCCTCATAGGTATCTTCGACACTCACACCAGTCAATATTGTTGGGACATCAAGCTTGATGCCCATCTCAGGGATAAGATTTACGCTGTTGGTCCATTCAGGCCCAAAGAATGGGAGAATCTGTTCCATAATTTGAACGCCGTCATCAGCATTTCTTACATATGAATATAGCGAGAAATTTAAATTCCAAGGCACGGGTACTCTTTGATATTTGATTGTGCCCGCAGACCCCGCCGCAGTATTTCTAATCGTTGATGGTAGACGACGAGAACCATCATACTCAAAACCTGTGATTTCAAAACCAAGTCTCGGTAATATTACCTGCAACTGTGCTGTCAAATCTGGGTCATCTTTTAATCTTGCTAGCCACTTTTCTTTTGGGCTGTAAGATATGGGTATTGCTAGAGTTTGCAGCGTATTACCAGAACCATCAAGACGGCTGACGGTCAGATCATTAAACATGTTACCAAATACTATAACGTATTTGCGTAGAGTCTGATGGTAGAAGGTTGAACCAAACATTGCCATTCTTAGTACCTATCCACCTCGCTGAATGGGTTACGCTCGCTGAAATCAACATCTTCATATGAGCGGGTACGGAATAGCTCATTATTTGCCGTAGCCGAAACACTTTCAAGACGATATTCTTGAATTAGATAACCACCATCTTCTGACTGCATGACATCATTATTTTGCATGAGATAATTATAGCTAAACATGTCACGGCTATTTTCATCTTCGATGCTGTCAATATCAGCATTACCTGTATTAATTCTTTCGGAGCTGTAGCGGAATAGCTCGCATGTCATTTCATATGTGTATAGCTTGCCATGCTGATAGAAGATTCTTTCATGCTCGACAAACTTAATTTCATAGAGCGCACCATTGCCGTTGTTTATGAATGGTATGAATATTAGATCGCCTTCAAGTGGGCGTGAAGATGATACTGAATAACCATTTGCGCTACCAGTTTCTAACAAATAATTGTCAGTGTTTGCTGTATATGAATCTGAATTTGTTTCGATGAAGTATATGTTACCAACCTCATCAACTAGCTTTTCTGTTCGTATCTGATCCCAACGACGACGCGCCATTGTAAGCGTTATCTGGTCACGAATTTCCAGATTGAACTTGCTTAAAAAATCGCCCTCACCTTGAAAGTTTTCAAGATTGTTTACATACACTTCAATGGGTACGGCAAGATCAAACTTAGAAAGAGGGTCTTCACCAAATTCAAAAATCTCATTGAATATGGTTCTAGGCATGTACTGAACATCAACGCCATAAATTTTTATGGCCTCAACTATCAGGTCATCTTCTACTCTTTGCTCTCTACCGTAGCTGTAATTACGGAAGTACTTGTTAGTTGCCATATCAATTCATCATATCCATGACAGGCAAGCTGTAACCGCTGTTCATTTCTTTTTCAAGTGTGTTAATTTCGTCATTAGCTTCATCCCAAATCTTCTGCCCATTAAACTTAACAGCGCCGGGTAGATTCATACCCTCAAACTTCTTTAGATTTTCACCCCACTGCTTTTTGACAAGTGCAGTAGCGTACTTCTTTAACCAAGGGTCAGACCAAACATCACTAAATGCTGATGCATCAAGCACTCGATAGCAATCGACAATCACAAAATCGTCAACCTTTACATCTTTATCCCATTTCATATCAACATAAAGACGATTGTTGTGGCGATTAAAACGAATTGGCTTGCTACCAACAAATATCTGCTCTAGCTCCTCAATATGTCTCATACCCATAACATAGGGAACGTATGTTGTGCTAGAAAAGTCAAACAGATCGTTTAGATGAATCTGATATCTAACGTTGAAGAGGTTAGAGACGCTGGTTGCTCTACCAATATCAAAAATGCGAATCACATAATTGATATCTTCTGGTAAGGTAATAAATTTGTTATCAACATCTGTCTGAGTAATTTTGTATGACAGATAGACATGCTCCGTGCCATCAAAGTGAAAATCACGATAATATGCAAGAGCATCGTCGATACGATCTTCAACCTGACCGTCATCGACGTTGATATCAATAACAGGAAAACCTAGTCTGCGAAGACAGTAATCCTTGAACAGCTTACGTGTTGTTGGTACAGCCATTCTAACCTCCGAACTGCTTGGCTATTTATGGCTTACTTCTTACCAGCAGCTGCTTCATCTTTGGCGCGTGAGCCAGCCGAAGAACCAAAATAGAATGACACCACAGCACCCCATGCAGTACCAAGAGTGCCTAGCATAACAAGCATGGCTTCGCCACCACCCGCAGGTGGAAGCCCATACATGAGCATGTACATAAGCACACCAAAGAACCCAACTGTGATCGCACCAGCTAGCGCGCGCGGCGTCCAGTCTTTGGGATTTTGCATCGCCATCTTTCTGGCGCTGTCACGATCACCTGCACTAATACGCTCTAGATCAACATCAAGCTTTTTCATTTCAAGCTTGAAATTATTCTCAGCATTTTTTAGCGCAAGCATCTGATCGGGTGTGACATTCTTAGCAG